GCTTTTCAAATTCTTGAACAGCAGTGTGTAGTCTGATATTATCTTCTGTGGTTTTATTTAAAGTCTCTTCGAGTTCAGTGACTTGTTCGTTGAGGTCATCAACTAAGTCTTCTTTACCTTCAGGTACTTCGATATAGTGCTCTTTAAACACTGACTGAAGTGAAGTCATAAACTCTTCAGCAATTTCAGTCCTAAGACCTTGTTGCACGGCAAGTTCATTATCTTTCATCCATCCTTCAACTACATAGTTAAGGTATGAATCTACCTTTTCTACGAGAGAAGATTGAACTTCTGAAACTTCTTCTTCTAAATTTTGCGCATATTCTGCTTCAAGTCTGTCAACTTCTTCGCTTAACTTACTTGTAAGTACTGCTTCGAAAATTGCAGATGCCTTGTCACGGAATCCTTCTGAAAGTGTAGCTTCTTCTTTGATGATTGCATCGATATCTTCATCAAAATCAATTGCCTCAACCTTAGCTTTCGCTTTAGGTTCTGGCATTTTGCCCTTAACAGCGTTAGCTGCGTCATCGCCTGATTTTACTGAATCTTCTTCGCCATCAATAGTTACTAACTTTGCAAACATTTTTTGCGCGTCTTCTTTCTTTGCTTTCTTAAGCATTTCGACTGCTGCTTGAATTACGCCAGCTTTAGTTTTTGGAGTTTGAACAGTTTCCTTTTTAGGTTCATGTTCTTCTTCCTCATCCTCGTGCTTGCCTTCTTCTAAAGATTCGCTTTCTTCTGATACAACTTCCTCGTCTAAAATTTCTTCATTTTCAACGAGCTCTTCTGTTGTTTCTTCTGAAACCTGCTCTTCGCTTTCAACAGTTTCAACTACTTCTTCAGCGTTATTTAAAACGTCGTCTGACATAGTATTCTCCTATGATTTTAGATTTAACTTAGAGAGGAAATTTTTAAAAGCTCTTATTTCAACTTCAGGTAAATTTTTACTTGAAGTACTTCTAATTTCAGTCTCAATTTCTTCAATATCTTGTTGACGAATTAGCCCATTATCCCATACCCATTCAACACCTTCCATAACTCCATTTACAAATGCACTTGGAGCTGAAGGGTCTTGAACAATATCTACAGTTGATAACATAAAGTCATCTCCCACATATTGAGCGCCATTCTTCTGTACAAGACTTCCCATACCACGACTTGATACACCAAGCTTAACTCCACCTTCGAGTAGTCCTTCGACTATTTGTCCCATAGGAGTTTTCAAGATTGATGCCTTTCCTACAACATCATTTCCCTGCCAATGCAGATCTGTGATTTTGTGTGAAACTTTATCCAGGTTTACTGTTGGTCCTTCTGGATGATTTAACTCTCCAACAGCTCTTCCTGTTTTAACTTGTTCGTTTATATACTTTTCTACGGCTTTCTCCATAGTTTTCTTTTCGTATATACGACCGTTACGATTCTTTTTGTTCGATTGCATAAATACGCCTTCGATAAAATAGTTCTTAGAACCATCTTTCTTGGCTTCGCAAATCGTTTCTAAATTTTGTTCTACATATTCGGTTATTAATTTCATTTAGATACCTAGTAGTTTTAGCATATCATCTGCTGCTTTTTGAGCTTCTTTTTCGTTTTTAAAGTTATTATCAAGAAGTTCTCCATCTACATAGACGGAAAATTTTGTACCTTTTTTAGCAAGTACAACTTCTTTATCTTTACGCTTACCAGCTTTGAAAGATTTAACTTTCTTTTCGCCGCTTGCAAGTTTAACTTTTTCTCTAAGCTCTACAAATGATAGCATGGATTATTATCCTTCTGTTGTTTCTTCTTCAGCTGCTTTACGCTGAATCATTCCTGATGCTATTTCAATTTTCTTAGCATCAAGAGCTGCGGCCATTTTATCAGCCATAAGAGTATTAAACTCTTTATTAGCTTTTACGTTATCGCCATCATTTAAGTTTTGAATCAAATCATTTACTGCCATTTTTTTTATTCCTGTTTATATATTTATAAAAAATCATATCCTAATCAAACCGTGGATCATCTGGATCTGGCATATCATTCTCGCCAGACTTATTCTCAGCATCGATTTGTTTTTGGATTTCCTCAATTTCTTCGTCATTAAAGCGAAGAATATTTTTTCGTACCCATTCATTAGATATAAATCTACCGATATGTTCATCTAATGAACCAAGCATCTCAAACCTTTCTCTTATCATTTCTGATTGTTTTAATTCAGAAAAATAGTTATCTTCAATATAATCAAAGGCAATACTTTCTTTCCAAGTTTTCCAATCATCTCGAGTTATAATACCCTTTAATAAGAGTTGAGTTTTGAGAAGTTGCATAAACAAATCAGAGAATCTTTTTCTTAATCTGTCTATAAACTTCTTAAATTTAACTTCGTCTCTTGTAATCTCAGTTGTTCTTCCAAGACTATATTGAGCTTCTTGTTCTAAACGATTTACTGGAACATTGAGTGATTTATATAGTTTCTTTTGGAAGTATATAATATCATCTATTTGTCCAAGATTCTCGCCGCCTGGTAGCGTGGTAATTTCAGTTCCTCTTCCACCTTCTCTTCTTGGTAGGAAGAAATCTTCCAACATACTCATATGTTTTCGATCATCTTTGATATCACCAGTCTTTGCATCATATACCAATTTGTTTCTATATTGATTCATAATACCACGTAGGTATTCTTCAGCTTTACCCTTAGGTAAGTTACCAACATCAATATAAAATATCCTACGTTCTGGGGCACGTGATATTCTGTATATAACCAATGAATCTTCCATCATTCGAAGTTGATTCACTGGCTTTAATGCTTTATGTAAATATGAAAGAATTCTTTTTCTGCCTGGATCCATTACACCAGATGTACAATATGCAATTGCATCAGGATATATTTTTAAACCCTGATTAGCTCCATTCATTGTTTTATCTTGGAACATAAAAAACTCATCAACCTTTTTAATAAGTTTAGCTCCAGTCTTTGGATCAGTTGTTTCTTCGACCTCTTTCACCTTTCTTAATTTGGTAGGATCGATATAACGTAATTCTTTTATTCCCTGCTTAGGATTTTCATTATTAATAATGATATGATATGGTAATCTACCATCAACATACCATCTTCTAAAGATATCGTGAGCATAAGCATTAAAACTTAAAAGCGATAAGATATTATCGAACTCATGTTTAATTGATTCTTTAATTTTATCTGAAACTTCTAATTCATCTAAAACAATATTAATAGGAGCTTCATCATTATCTCCAACTATTGATTCATTAATAATGTCTTCAACAGCTGCATCGCATTCAGGTTGTGACGCGATATCTCTGTATTTCATAATTAAATCATTATCATTCTTGGCTTTGTCGCCGTCCATATCAATGTAGGCACCAAAATGCCCACCGGCCTGTATAACACCAGTGCCGTCCTCATCAGTTTTTGGTACAAATGAAGGTAATTCTTTACCTTTTGTACTTTTTCTATTGATTTCGAATCCGAAAAATTCTGCCATAATTTACCTCATATTATCAGAGGGGACTTTGCATCCCCTCATCTAATATTATTTATATACCTACGAAGTAGTGTTACTTTCCCAGTATTGTACTTGGAATTCAACTGTGAACTCTTCAATGGTATTTTCTGAATCATAACTAACTTCTATCTCAGAAACGTTAGTTGGAAATAGACCTCTAAAGTCGTATCTCTTTGTAACTTCTCCAGCTTTATTCAATTGCTCTACAATTGCGTCAGCCTGATAGTCTGTAGGATTTGATAACCCTGTGTTGTCGTTATTATTATTAATACCATTCATCCAACGTTCCATAGCGTTACGAACTTCGAAACCAGTGTCATTAATGACAGTGATTGTCCAAGGATCAAATGTTCTGTCACCAGCTATTTGCAATGTTCTACCTCTGAATAATACAGGGATAGGTGCAATAATTGATGCAGGCATTTGAGCTGTTTTACACATGAATGATGTCAATTCAACATCACCTTGTGCATAACTTGGATAGTTCATAGTTACCTTAAAAAGGTTGGATCTTGCGCCACCGCCTACTAGTTTAGATTTAAAATCATCTACGCCTAAAATTGCCATGTGTTAGTCCTCCTATGAACCTGAGATCTCAGAGAATTCAACTCCGGATCTGGTTGCTACAAAGTTCAGTGTTATGAAGTTAATAGATCTGCTTGGCTTGATAAAGATATCTGCCACAAATCGATTTCCATCAATCACTGCGCTAGTGTTGTTAGTTTCGTCACAAACTACTAAAAAGTCTGTAAGTCCACGTCTACCTTTGACGTCTCTTAAGAACGGTTCAACTAAATTTCTGAACTGTGCTCTTGTAAATTCGTCGTTAAATTCGAATAGTTGCGCTTTAGCTGCTGTGCTAACCGCTTTTTCTAATGCGATAAAAAGTCTACGCACATTTATTCTATCAAAT